TCACCGGGTCAGTGAATCGTACTGCTTTTCACAGACTCGTCCGGCTTCGGCGGCCCGGTCAGCGTACTCTGCCAGCTGTCGGTTTCGCTCGAGAGATTTGCTGAGCACGTCGGCAAGCAAAACTCCGGTGTCTGCGGCTGACGACCCAGCGCCGACAGTGGCGTTATACTGCCTGAGCTGCTCACGGATGGCAACGAGCTGTTGCTGCAACCGGCCAGCGCGAGCGGCAGCATCAAGAGCATCATTGCGCGCCTGGTCGATCCTCTGCTGCGCTTCACGTTCATTGGTCGCTTTCTCCTGTTCTTTCAGCGAACGCAATTTTGCGTCGGCCTGTTTCTGGTCTGCCTGCGCCTGCGCATACCCGGCATCGTACTGTCGGCTGCCGTGTACATTCCAGGCAACCACTCCGCCGATGACCAGAGCAGCAAGCATCAACACGATAAGCAACTGTTTCCAGTACGCTTTGACGAATGCCCAGATCATAAAAGCACCTTGCTGGCAGTGATGTACCGCGCGCGCCGGTCGTCAATGCCGTTCTGCCCGCCATTGATGATCTGCGTTACGCGTACCAGGTCGCCGGTGTACTTCATGCAGCCTTTGGTCGCGAAGAACCACGCCGCGCTGCGGGCAGCATACTCATCCTGCGCCAGCAGCTCAGGCTGCTTAACCAGATCCACCTTCAGGCCATTGCCGCAGTCGCGGTAGTTGGTCAGGCCGGTGATCTGGATAAGACCGCGCCCGCGGTAAAACCAGCCGTCAGTCGGCCCGTTGTTACCCATGCGCTTGCTGTACACCAGGTTGGCGATCGCACGCTGGCGTTCCAGGGGCAGTACTCTTTCATACGAGCGGCGGCCAAGCGCATTGGCTTGCCCCTGAGTCAGTCGGCCGTATCGAACAAAATCAGCCAGTCCTGCAATGCTGTAATCCATGCTCTCCACCAATCGACTAAATCCGCGAGACTCATGTCCGGCCTGCGCGATAAACATGGCCTGATGCTCGGGCTCGATGATGCCAAACTCTTTCATCGCAGCAGTGATATGCGGGAACCAGCGCGCGGCCAGTTGCTCGGTAATGCCGGCGGCGCGGCGAAATTGATTAATGTCCATGCTGGGACCTCGTTATCTTGAAAATTTGCACCACGTTCCCTTTTGTCTTAATGAGCGCAGCCAGGAACACGGCTTTGATGATGACTTCTGACCAGTCGGCGCTGACGTAGTACCCGTAGAACGTCCGGATAGGTACGCTGGCGGCCACGACGATCAGCAGGTAGGCGAGCCAGCCACCCCACCAGCGATGGCGTGACCCGTCACGGCGGAACAGAAGCACTCGGATTGCAATGCCGCCGCAGATAGCGGCGTTCAGGATTAGAAGCAGCTCAGGACTGGTCATCGTCTTTTCTCCCCGGGATCAGGTCGCGCGGATTTTCAGAACGGTGATACAGCCAGATTCCAATTCGGACAGCGACGATTGCCGACACGAAAGCCCCGGCAGAAAACACAATGCCCTTCTCGAAAGAGTCCTGCGTTATCGTGGGAATTAGGCTGGCAACGCCGATAAGAATGGATGCTGTCGCTTTGTAGAAGAGAACGCCGCAGAGGAAGCTGAGAAGCGCCAGAAGTAACCGGCGCTTGATGGGGTACTCAACTGCTGAGGTAACGAAAATTACCGCACCTGCAAGCGCCCCCAGCGCCACCTCTGGCGGTATGCCGACGAATACTGACGCCAGCGCAGTCAGGCTTAAACCCTGATTTACCGACTCTGTTGTCAGCACATGCGCCATAGTGACCACCGTTTAATGTGCATAAAGAACCCCCTTAGTTGGTGAGTTCATGATACACAATAAACCATATGTGGATTAAATTTGATCGGATAACTCTTAACGAAATTACCTTAAAGGTGATAAAGTAATGTTTTGTATTTTTCCGGATGAAAAAGTGCTTAAGTTATTCGCCAGGTACACATCGATAGGTGTCATTAACACGCTCATTCACTGGGTTGTGTTCGCCATTTGCATATACGCATTTCATACAGGGCAGGCACTTGCCAACTTCGCCGGGTTCGTTGTGGCTGTCTCATTTAGCTTCTTCGCCAATGCCAGATTCACGTTCAAAGCATCAACAACAACCATGCGTTATATGCTTTACGTCGGCTTTATGGGCTCTCTGAGCGCTGCTGTTGGCTGGGCGGCTGATAAGTCAGGTCTGGCTCCGATTGTGACTCTCATTCTTTTCTCCGCCATCAGTCTGGTGTGCGGCTTCATCTATTCAAAATTCATTGTCTTTAGGGATGCGAAATGAAAATTTCTCTGGTCGTTCCGGTATTTAATGAAGAGGAAGCAATTCCAATCTTCTATAAAACCGTGCGGGAGTTTGAAGGGCTTCTGCAGCATGAAGTTGAAATAGTCTTCATTAACGACGGCAGTAAAGATGCGACAGAATCAATCATAAATGCGCTCGCGGTGGCCGACCCGCTTGTGGTGCCGTTGTCGTTCACAAGAAACTTCGGTAAAGAGCCCGCTTTGTTCGCCGGCCTTGACCACGCGACCGGTGAAGCGATTATCCCAATTGACGTCGACTTGCAGGACCCAATTGAGGTTATCCCGCACCTGATAGAGAAATGGCAGGCCGGCGCGGATATGGTTCTTGCTAAGCGCTCTGACCGGTCCACCGATGGGCGACTCAAGCGTAAGACCGCAGAGTGGTTCTATAAGCTGCACAACAAAATCAGTAACCCGCAGATCGAGGAAAACGTTGGCGACTTCCGCCTGATGTCCCGGGATGTGGTTGAAAACATCAAGCTAATGCCAGAACGCAACCTTTTCATGAAAGGCGTCTTGAGCTGGGTTGGTGGCCGCACTGATGTTGTTGAGTATGCTCGCGCAGAGCGAGTTGCCGGGGATTCTAAGTTTAATGGCTGGAAACTGTGGAACCTTGCACTTGAAGGTATCACAAGTTTCTCTACGTTCCCGTTGCGCATGTGGACTTATATCGGGTTGTTCGTTGCTGGCCTGGCCTTCATCTATGGCGCATGGATGATCGTCGACACGTTAGCGTTCGGCAATCCGGTTCGTGGCTATCCATCAATGCTGGTTTCAATACTTTTCTTGGGCGGGATTCAGTTGATAGGTATAGGTGTGCTTGGGGAGTATATCGGCAGGATTTATGTTGAAGTTAAGGGAAGACCTCGTTACATCATCAAAAACGATCTCAAGGATAATCGGAAGGAAGATAAATGATTAGTCAGGCTTTGGAAAAAGAAACTCATTTAAAGTGGGTGTTATTCACTTTTGTTTTCGCTGTAGTGGCTGTGTTTTTTACTGCTATCCATCCGGTGACAATTATCTCTGGTGATGAGTGGATCAATCTTTCTTCCGGAAGGCAGGCGTATCCACAGTGGGGAGGTTTTAATCCAATTAAGGTTGTGCCTGAGGTGGCTTTCCCACTCTTTGGTAACATTGCCTCATCGGTCGTAATGCCACTTGGATTTACTTTCCTTGAAGCTATCGCCTATTTGACAGCTGTTTTAGTCGCACTTCTTGTGGCGGCGTTCCTTCATCAGTTTTATCAACTGATGCGGCAGACAGTTGGCCTGTCGACATACATAAGTTCAGTGCTTGTCATTTTCTACCTTTTGTGCCTGTTTGGTCTTTTCAGAACCCTTAACAATAATAACAGCCCTTATCTTCTTTGGGAGCAAAACCTTACCTGCTATTATCATTATGTGCTGCCGACCCTTATAAATGGAACTGTTTCACTTTACATGCTGAGGGTATCTACCGAGTTAAAACATCTATTTTATGAGAAACCTGTTTTTTCAGGTTCATTAATTCTTGCTATTTACCTGTGCGTTTTTTCTAACATTTTTGCAAGTGTTATACTTGCTGTGATGTGCGGAGTAGTTCTGCTTATAGATTTTATTAGAAACAGATTTAATATAGTATCAACAATCAAGGCTTTACCTTTCCATTGTATAGCTCTTCTAATGTGGATTATCTCAGCATTATTTGAAATGAACGGCGGTAGAGCTGATAATATGGCTAAAGAGCACTTAGATATCTCCGGGTCAGTCAACGCACTAATTTCACTATTCAAACTGACAGAGTTGACATTTTTCTGTGTTTTATCAGTAGGAATAATTTGCGGAATTTTTTTCTTATTTTTCAGAATGTCTGATGCTTCTAAAGCACGCAATTTCTTGGTGCTAATTGCTTCCGGCGCTATTACTACATTAGCTCTAATATTAATATGTGCTAAGGCCAGCGCCAATTATGCTTATAGACCTGTCGCGATGTGGGGTACATTTATGTACCTGATAGTGGCATCAAGTGTTGGGTTGGGTTATTTAATGGAGCGTGTAAAGGCAGTTCACTATATTGCTCCTATTGTGTTGCTTTGTTTGGTTAACAAGGCTACAGATCAGTATCATTCTTTGCGCGAATCTCATAACGGCAATGTACCTTTCTCCGTTGCTAACGCTATTGGACAGGATATGATAAATCAAGTTGTTAATGCAGTGCACTCTAATCAAAGGACCATGATTCTTCATGTTCCAAAAGGAGGAGGATACGGTAACTGGCCGTTCCCCACCACCAGAGGAAGGCAGATTTCTGAAACTCTTAAATCAAATGGATTGATACCTCGAAATATTGAGATAAAGATTCAGCCTGATAGAGAAATGAATGCAAAATATGGAATGCCAATTTAAATATATGCGCCCCGCGAGGGGCGCTTTGTTCATGACTTAATGTTTAATGATTCAACGTTCCCAGTACCACCAGAAATATTAACGGCAGTTGCTCCTGTTGTTAATCTGGCATGGTTTGTGTATGCCATATTGTAAGAACCACTCCCAAGAACGACTGCGTAGAGCATGGTTGCTCCAGTAACGTTATTATCCGAAGCGTTGCAGCGCGAGCAATTGTTTAAGTTAATTCCATTGTATGTGCCTGTTGTAGTATATCCTGCATCCAATATTGTATTTCCTAAAACGCGGATTCCTTCACATGCTGTAGCATCTATTCCATGCCCGCGAACTCTTCGAATTTGGTTATGGCTGACACTACCAAAGCTTACAGTATTCAAAACTATACCAAGACCTGCGCTTCCATTTCCGTCCACGATATTGCCGCTAATATTCGTTATATGGTTTGCAGATGTAGTTCCTGTCATAATCATATTAATACCTTTTAAAGCGGAGGTATAAATGACATTGTTTGTAATCTGCACGTCAGCAAATGTCTGGTTTTGGTAATCAGGAGTGGAGTTGGCCGGGTTATAGTACTGTATCCCATTATTGCAAGCTTCAATATTATTATTAGAGATAATTATACGTCCACATGAGCGATCCCCTATAAACACGCCATCGCTACATTGATGAATCTGATTTCCAGTGATAATCAGACCGAAGCAGTTTTGATGATCTATCGCATTATTTGGAAATCCACGCACAACGTTATCGGTGGTGCTTAAGTGGAACTGCGCAGATGCAGATATCCCTTGACAGGAAGAATCTGTGCCAGAGGCGGAAACAACAATGTTGTTACGCATGGTATTAAAGTAACCTTGAGATGTTCCAATTTGGTTCCTCATCAAAATACCCCATGCGCAATTGGTGCAAATATTACCCTCCATAACGGCATGTTCGTTCTCGTTGAACCAGATGCTACAGCGGTAATTACCTATGCCGAGCAGCCCGCAACTATCTATGACATTGTTTCGTGCAACAACACGAGAAGCGGTGCTGTAGATAGCTGTGCGTCCGGTATTCACAATTCTACAACTCTCAACAACTGTGCCGGGTGCTGTAGATTCCACATTAATTCCAAGAACTGTTGCGCCGTTGCTTCCTTCAATACGTATACGCCGAACAACATGGTCCGCATTTCTCACCCTCAAAACTGCATCATTGAAACTTTCTGGATTAGTAACAACAATTCCAAAGTTTTGTAAGATCACTGATGAGGTGTTATTTACGAAGCATCCAGCATTAATGTTAAATGTTGCGCCTAATCCATCAATAATTGTATTTTGTGAAATGGCAGCTGCTATTGCTGCGTTAATTGCTGTATGCGCCGTAGGAGTAGTAGCATCAACTCTTGGGAGCGCACCGAACATATACGGAGAAATGTACCCAACATTCATCCGGACCCAGGCAGCCCCACCTGATGTTTTGATAACCGTACCGTTATTGTCGGTGTAACCTGAACCAGCAAGTACCGCTCTAAACTGTCCACCACCATAGCCGGTATTTGCGGTGTGCTCCCGCACGGTGATGCGCTGCTTGTCATAGGATGGCTCTATTGCCCTCAACTGTGCAATCGTCTGGCACTCGCCGATATTTTTTTCACCATCAGGCTTAGCCAATTCAATCAGAACATCGGAGGCGGATCCGGAAGGAGGAATGACAACAATCGGATTACCAGCACTGTCGAACGCAGGCATTTTGTTTGCGCGTGTCGCTGCATCAGGAAGTTGCGGAATGGGCTCAGGAACGCGCAGAGTACGGCTCAGGTTTCCACTTGCCAGCGTATCGACATAGTTCTTGGTGGCCGCGTCCTGAGGGTCTCGCGGGTCGCGCAAATTCCTGATGTAGTTGTTCAGCGCGTCGTACCAGTTTGCAATACTGGACGGTTTACGCAGAGCCAGCCTGAACATGCTGGAAACCTGCTGGATCAGCATCGTCAGTTTATCGAACGCGTCTTCATGAACTTCTGCGAAGAACTTACCCTGGTTGCGCAGATCGGTTTCCTGCGTTGGCTCCAGCTCACGAGCAATAGAGATCTGCCAGCCATTCGTCAGTGGTGCTGTAAGGACAACGCTGCCGCCGTTATACCCACCGGCGTTCGTAACCGTGTAGTCAGTGTCGAGCACCAGCACTGTGATGTTTTCACTCAGGTCGATCACTGACACGGCAAGATCTGTTTTTTTGAAAATTCGGAAGGTGTACGGGAAGGATGTCGTAACGCCGTTCCCGGTGTAATCGTTATGGTCAACTACGGTTGATACCGTCATGGCCTGTCTCCTGTAAAGCAGCGCCCGTCGCGCGTGCATCATCCGGTCATTTTATTACCCAATAATCCGTATATGAATTGAATAGACCTGAATAAAAGAAGTTATTACCGCATAGGTAATTATCACTTCGTACTGGATAAGAATCTCCTCATCTGATACTGTGTTTATATACAGTAATTGCGTGGAGAATATGAGATGCAACGTCAGTATCATCACCCGCTGGAAAAAGGATTTGCTGAACGAATACATACGCCGGGAGGCGTTAGATCCCTGGTTGAAGAGTCACATTTAATGTCTTTGTTGAGACAGCTGAATGAGGATGGTTTTAACGTTGATGGCCCAATGGCAGAACTGACAGCCCTGGTGAATTACGTCACAAGTTCTCAGATGTCCATGCGGGATCTGCAAACTCATCTCGATTACTGTGTGGAAAAACTTAAGCAGGAAACGACTTAGAGAAAAGGCCGCATGCGCGGCCTTTGTGACATGTCACAGCAAAGGAAGTTTAAAGATTATTGCGGCAATGATGACGAATGTCGAGAAGTAAACGACCTTCGCCGACCACTCTCCTAACCACTTTTTCCTGATGGAAATTATAATCACCCACAAATAGGCAGTACTGCATACAACTACGGCAGCAAACCAGAACAACATCAATCCAATACTGACTAAGATGTCCATCATTGGCCCACCGCCTTTCCAAGATCTGGAGCGCGACGCGGCGCTGTTTCACCAGGCTCCCACCAGCTCGTCGTGTTGAATTCCCGCTGCGCACGGTCCCGCACGCGGTCGTTGTACCCTGGGTTTGCCATCTCCTGAAGCTGTTGCAGGATCAGGTGATTGGTAATTGCCTTAGCATACCAGAGGTTTGCGAATGGGGTGATCATACGGGCGGTCTTTAACGCGTCTGCACCGAATGACGTTTCCTCCCCCTGAAGCGCTTTCTGCGGGTTTGTGATCAGCAGCTTAGTTAACTGCTCTGCAAAGCTGAGCACCGGACCTCCGATGGTTGCCGCGATACTGGATCCATATTGCGTGTGGTCCTGGAACAGGAAATCACCGTAGATACCGAATGACCCACCTTTCAGAAGAGCCTGTACCCATGTAGTTGGCTTCGTCATATCCAGTGGATCATTACCGGTCAACAGGCTATTCATCTGGTTTGCAAACATCCCGGCCAGAGTCGTGCCTGCAATGTATGAAGCGAGGAATTTAAGAGCTGGTACCGTGTCCAGATCATTAGCCCGGTTTACCAGTTGGCGGAACCCGGCGAATGGCGTGGTCTTAAAGAGCATAAAACTCTTTATCAGCTGCCCGGCATCATCGCGGGCGTAGGTGTCCAGACCGGTGGCCGTTGTTACAGCGCTGGTCATCTCACCATGTGTAATCCCCAGCAATTTCTGAGCGGCTTCGGCGCGGGCATTGCGAACCATACGAGTGATGGTCTGCTCTGCTTCAGAGTCGAATGCTTCTTTCATCCGCTTCAGACGTTCAGGAGGTAGATCTCCAAGCGCCGCCAGTGCTGCTTCGCTCCCGGCACGAACCTGTGCAATACGGTCCGACATGATTCCGGAGATCACGTCATCGGGAACAGCGTAGATCGCATCAGGAGTCATACCCATATGCCCGGAGGTAGTCATTGGCTGTAGGTCTGCTGCTGCCATGATCGCCCAGTCTTCATTGCTCCAGCCTTTGTTAGCCAGGATGGTTTTATCTGACCCTTTCACATCGTCAAGCGTCTTAAATTTGCGGGTCAGTTCGCCGATATTTTTGTACATCAGCAGGCCAAACGCCGCTTTGTTGGCACGGTCCATAGCGATCAGGCCTGACCACTTCAGCGTCTTCTCTGCAAACCAGCCGGTGATGCCGCGAGACAGGTCGAATCCACCCATCTTCGATACGACAGCAGCGTGAGAATCAACCAGCAGGCCGAGTTCTGCATTGGCCCTTTTCGCGTCACCACTGAAAAGGTTCTTGATGGTGTTGGCTGACAGGCGCATGCCGTCGCGGGTGAAACCGAGCGCCTGTGCATTGGCGCGCATAATTGCCTGATCGCTGGTTGCCGTCAGTACGCTGGTGCCGAGCATGGCGCTGGTCATCAGGTTGCGCAGGCCGCCAACCGCCGACGTGAACACGCTCGATGTGGCCGCACCGTTAAGACCCGCCATTGAGTTAAACATACGCTCAACCATCTTGCGCTCGTCGTTCATCTTGCCTACTTCCTTTCCGCCGGTGACGGCGCGCTGGTATACGCGGTCCAGCACCAGAGAAAAGTTGCGTGCAGCGTCCGGTCCGAATGCCTTAACGACACCCAGATCGCGAGATGAAGACTGCAGGTGCGACATCATTACGCCCGCCACCGGCTGCTGGGTATAGCGCTCCATGTAGGCGAAGTGCGATTGCGCATCCTTGAACGCCATAACCCTGCTCTGGGAACCACGGTTCTTTATCCCGCCGGTGCCCATGAACGCGCCCGGGTCGATTTTGTTGGCGCCGTCGGTGGCCTTCGTTTCAAAGATCGCTTCCAGCGCCTGGCGATACTCGATATCATTCATCGGGCTGCCGTCCGGATTAACGTAGTTGCTGCGATCCTGAGTGTTGTAAACGTCGTCCACCCATGCCTGTCTGGCAAACTCTATCGGAGGCTGGCGGCCGGAAAGACGCGCTTTAGCCTGCTCTGCCACCGGCAATGATGCCAGCCACTCATCTCGCCCTGCATTGCGGATAAAATCTGCGTCGTCAACATACGGCAGATGCCAGTCGTCACGCAGGCCGATATCAAACCCATTGTCATTCATCTCCTGGCGGGCCCGGCTGGTAACATCATCCCATACCTGGGCGATTTTTTTCGCCTGAGGGTTCCCGGTGTCCTCGCCATATAACTCTTTCAGGATCTGGAACTGTGCCGACTTTGCCGCCTGCTGGTCGAACAGACTGCGGAAACGCTGCTCTCCGAGCGCTTTGCTCTGCTCGAAGAATTTGCGTACATCATCACCGGCTTTAAGCAGTTCAGCGCTGAGCTGACGAGACCAGTCCTGATATGCGCCGGTCGCCAGTTCCTCAGCCGATGTAACCGCAATATCTTTACCGTCGGTTGTGCGCCGCCCTGAGAAGATAAACTGCTGCAAATTGGCCGGAGTTTGCTGCTCTGGCGGGATATTAGCGTCGAGGGTATCTGTCACCCTGCTGATGGCGATCGCGTTCTGAGCGACGCGCTGGCGCTTCTTATAGACGTCATGTACAACGCGCTGGCGCACCAGATCGGCGGCCTCCATATACGTCTGAGCATCAGGGATACCAGTCTTGCCTTCCCTGGCATTTTTTTTATGCACCTGGCGCACGGCTTCTTTAATTCGGTCCTCAATACCTTTCAGTTCGTCAGCCTTTGGCTGGCGCCCCAGTGTCTGGGCAATAGCTTCAACACATGCCTGTTTCATTATGGGTTCCTCAGGAAGCACGCGGCGGCGACGGAATACACTTTCGATTCGTTCTGCACGGTCTGTATTTGCTCATCAAAATCAGCCAGAACATCGGATAGTTTCGCCGGTTGCCCGGTGTCGGGGTGCGTAATTGTCAGATCCGGATTGGTGGTCGCCATATCGCGCGCCGCCATCAGATCGTAACTGTTTGATGAAATCGCCTGGCCTGTATCGGGATCGATACTGACCTGCCCGCCAGTTTCGTCTGCTGCCGTGAATGCACTTTCTGCGCGCGGCGCCGGAGCTTCTCCAGCCAGATCTGACGGCGTTTCATACCTGACACCATTCTCTTCGAAAACCTGCTGCATTGCATGGTACTGCTCGTTTGCAGATTCCAGCATGCCGGGCCTGGCCGGACCATCCAGCCCGCGCGCCATCATTCCGACGTTAACAGGCTGGCCGTCATTCAGTTGCCGGTATGCTTCGTCCATGGCTGCCACATGGCTGTTAATGCTCTCGTTGCTGGCGTGCAGCACAGGGGATGATTCAAGATCGTAATACAGACCTTCATTCAGCGTGTGGGCGGCATCGATATCGCTTGGCTTAATAGCAGGAATATCTGGCGTGGCGGCAGGCTCTGTCACTGGCGACTGGGCATCAGATCGCAACGGTGCACCAGGTGCATCCGTTACTGGCGTAGCTTCTCCTACAGGTGATGGCTCTGCGGTTGCATCAGGAGCGCTCTGCACTTCTGCCGCCGGGATCGGCGCTTCAGTATCTGCCGGAGGTGGCACGTCAGCATTACGCGCGGCCAGGTGATGAGCTCCACCAAAGGCACCGCCCAGCACCGCATCCACCAGCATCGCCTGACCGTCGAATACCCGGTACTGCTTCGCCATCTCCGTGTAGCCTTTTTCCTCCAGCGTTTCGCCGACGGAGTAACGGTTCAGGCCACCGAATCCGGTGTTTATTGCCACACCTGAGGCAATGCGCGTTGCCAGAGTGGTGCCGATGGCAGCAGGTAATGCCATGCCCGCTGCGTTGAAAAGGCTCTGCTGAGTTGCCAGGTTGCGCGCCGTCGACTCGTCTACCCCCTTGCCTTTGAAATCCTGATAGGACTGTTCATACGTTGAGCTGAATGCCGTAGCAGCACCGACCGCAGGGCCGCCGACAATGGTCGCACCAATGGCCGGCACGAACTGACCGAGGCCATAAAGAACCTCGGCAGCGGTGCCCTGGCTACCAGCATCCGGCTTCACATACCCGCGAGCATCCTGCAACTGTTTGCCAATCGTGTCGTAGGTGTCGTTCAGCGCTTTGTCGGCATCGGGGAACATCATACGGAAGATATTGACCGTTGGCGCTACGTCGGCGGTGAATGCCGGATCGCTGATTAGCCGTTTACTGAATCCTACGGCAGACTGCGCCAGGCCGAGCGTGCCTTCTGCTACACCCCGTGCAGGTGCAGCGATGGATCCCTGAAAGAATGTCGGCTCGTAGTCTTCCGGACGTGCAGGGTTAGCCGCAGTTTTGTCGTCGGTCCACGCCTGGCCTTCCGGCGCCAGAGAAAATACATCAGACATTATTCAACCCTCACCACGATAGCTTCATTGGTTTTCGGATCCGTCGCCCATCGCCCGCTGCCGCTTACCAGTCGATACTGGTTGTTGCCGATGTTAACCGGAGTGAAGTTTGACGCAGCATTGACATTCAACCCGGCATCCTTCAGCGCCTGCTGTGCAGATGCTGTGTAGCGGTCCTTAAACGTCGACTTATCCATGCCAAAAGGCATTACCACATCACCGCCATTAAAGCCCTTGTACACGCCGCCTGTGGCGTACTGCGCGGCCTTCTCCACTACGTCGGAGTTTGCGGCATCGGTGCGCGTCATGGAGGCGTCACCGGACTGATAAGCGATACCGGCGTAAGCGGCTTTGAAAAGGTTGTAGCTCAACTGGCGCGCCTGTGGGTTATTGGCAAACGAGTTGCCTACCTGATCGTCGAATGCGCGCTTCAACTTATCCTCGCTCGGCAACTGGACCGGAGTTATCCCGGCGTCTTTCATCGCTTTTGTCGGGTTCAGCAACTGGTCACCTGCCAGGATCACCTTCGATACATCGTATTTGTTCATGGTCGGCTTGTAGCCAATGAACTGGCTGTAGGCGATAGACGGCTTGGTGTTGTCATACTGGTTATCAGGCGTGCCAAGCAGCAGAGCGGAATAGGCAGTGGCTGCGTTGTTAGGCGCAATGGCTGAGGCCACCTGGCGCATTGCCGGAGCTGGCAGCGTTTCACCCATGCTCTGCAACAGGCTGATTGTCTGGTTTACGTCTTTGGTGCCGCGCACCTGCTCGGACAGGGCCGCAGCCTCATCGCTGGAAAGAATAGGCGCATTAATGCCCAGCGCGCGCAGGCTTTCCTGAGATGAGAAACGGTTGGCAAGCTCTGCCGTAATGTCGTTCGGGTTGTTGCTGGCGATCGGCTTATAGGCGCCAATCTCCACCGCGGCATTAAACGGGTTATTCTGGCGCTGGCTGATCACCTTCGTGGCCGCCGCCGATACCTGATCAAATAATTCAGCTCGCGATGCATAACCTTCGCCTGTTTCTTCAGTGCCAGGGCGTAACTGGTCAACATATGCCGTGATGCTGCTTGTCGGCATGTTGCGGAATGAGCCGATGTACTGGCCGGCGATCTGCGTGTTTTTGAACTCGGTGTACCGCAGGTTACCTTCCCGCACGCCGTAGGCCGCCATGAAGTCGGTCTGTGTTGGCGCATTCGGGAAATCAACGCCACGCATGTATGCCGCGCTGGCGTCACGTACCAGGCTGTCAATGCTGGTGCGATACTCCGCCTGCTGCTGCTTGCGGACTTGATCAGCCTGGCGAAGGAAGGTTGCCTGAGCTTCAGGAGATGCCGCGTCGAATGCGGCATTACCGGTGTAACGTTTTGTGCTGGTCGGAAGCTGGGACAGACCGATTGCCGCGCTGACACCGGTAGCGAGCTGCTGGTCGCTGTATGGCTGGCTACCGTTCTCATGCTGGATGATTGCAGCACACAGTGCTTTCAGCGTATCAGGGTTTGACGCATCAAGCTGCTGATCTGCAGTCACACCAAGCTGCGCGCATACTGCCTTGATGTAGGCATCTGTGTTGTTATTGTCCGACGGCGGGGCCCAGCGGTTAATGATGTCGCTGACAGTATCAATGCCCTGGCGCTGGTACGACAGAAGATTACGGCCAAGCGCGCGGATGCCGTGCTCTGGCGTTTCGAATTTGGCAAATCGTCCATCGTCACCGGTCTGCCCAACCCACGGATTTGTTTTGCTGAACTCGAGGTTCCCTGGGTTATTATTGCGGATGCCGCGCGCGCTATCACCTGAACCGCCTTCCGATACTGCACGACGGGACCCAGTGGCCGTATCGCTCAGCTCGCCATTGCTGTGAATGAAGTCGATAGCGTTATTCGCCGACCACTGAGAAAGGGCAGTATCAGCGACCTTCTCTTTAAATTCTATCTTTTTAGCCTGAATCTGCTCGGCGCTCCAGCCATGAGCGGCGCCGTAGTCGTCGATCTGCTGGAATGTCTGCTGGTTGTACAGCACGTAATTCGCATTATCGCCATACGCTGAGGCAGCCAGTTTCCCGTTGTTTGCCAGCGTAGCCTGGAACTGCCCTTCCTCGTAGGCATTGAGCTGACTAATCTCATGGCGACCGGCCTGAGAAGTGAACTGGATACGCTGCTGCTGCGCCTGCTGCATGAATCCGGCACGGGCGCCTTCAGGCAAAGTCATGGCGATCTGTTCTGCCTGAGCATCAAACTGCTGGGTGTACTCCTGCCCTTTACCAAGCGCATTTTTACCCTGCATATTGAGCAGGCCGGTATCCGGATTCGTCAGCAGATCGCTGGAAATCTGGCTGAGTTGCAGCGATGCATCCTGTGCCTGGGCAACATCTGCCCGCTGCTTGGCCTGGGCAAAAACATCCAGAGCCTTTGGAGCCACCTGAGAAATGACGTCTCCGACATTGGGCTGTTCGAATGCCTGAAATCCAGGAGACTGGAATCCGCGGCTTTCAACCTGGCGACCGGTAACTGTTGGTACTGTAGGCATTTCGATATCTCCTTATCGCCCGGTTGGTGTGCCGATGGCCGCGCTGATTGGAGCAGCCTTCTGCGTGAATGGAGACCAGGTTCCGCCACCCATCTGGTATGCACCATAAGCCTGAAGTGGAGCGGTTAGCAGAGTCGTTAGTGCCCCCATATTCCCCTGCTTACGTGATGAGCTCGCCTGGGCTTTATAGTTCTCAGCCTGCACCTGATAACCGTATGCCTCGCGCTGGGCATTATTCACAGTCGTCAGCGCATCCAGCGCGCCAAATTGGGCAGTGTCGCCGAAGATATCCAGCGACCCGCCAGTTGAGAGATCAGCACCGGTCGCCCCCATCGTGGCGGCCTGCGTTCCGGCAGCCTGTCGGTTACGCCGACGAACCTCATCAGCCTGCGCGTTACCTCGGTTTATTGAGTCCTGAGCCTGGGCCTCAGCAACGTTCGCATTCTGCTCAGCGACCGCTGCCGAATATTTCCCTGTCTGGTACTGGTTATAAGCTGAGACGCCACTCAGTGCGACGCTGGCGCCAGCAAGAGCTATAGCCGGGCTACACATTATTTTCTCTCCATATGGAAGCGATGGAACGGAAGGCCATGAATGCCAAACGGCTGCGGGTCTTCAATGGTGAACCCCAGCCAGTGCAGCCATGCGCGTGCGGCGTGGTTGCGGGCATCAACATAGTTTTCAAGATACGGATAAACAGTCAGCATTGCATTGACCACTTTCCCGCAGCGGCGCAGAAAGGTGCGCTGGTATTTCTCCAGCGCATCGGTGCCAACCAGCCACGGTATTCCGCTCCCGCCTATCATGGATGCCGGAGCCACGCCGAAGATGGTCACCACCTCGCCGTTAATCAGACCGGCACAGGCAAAGGTTGACGTACGCAGACCGGTTTCAAGCACGCGCCGCGGTCTCCATCCGTTTGTCGCCAGAAATTCATCAACGTCAGCCTGGCGGACATGCGGCAGCATGGATTCGATATGTCCTGCGGTGGCTGGTACGATCTGAGCCTTAATCATCAGAATCCCCCGACCGTCATGCGCGGCAGGACCGCCAGAACAGAAAGCGGCAGTGGGTCGAGCTGGCGCACCTTAACGCGCCCGTTCTTATCCCAGTTGCTGTCGAGCTTCACCTCTACCTTGCCGGTAGCATCATCAACGGGATCGTCGTAGAACTCGAATTCACGCTGAGGATACTCGTACCATTCTCCGCCCGGAGTGGTTGCCCAGATTCCGCGGCTGGCATTGACCACCATCGTGACGGTCGGAATAACCTGCTTTTTATCCAGCAGCGTTTCCTGCCCGTTGATGTTGATGTCCAGCGTTTCAAATTCAGCAGTGATTGGCAGCCCGATGTGCACCACCGCTCCTGGAGATTCCAGAGTTACAGCACCACCAGAGACGGTTTTCTGCGGCTCTACACTGGCGTCGGAGAGGATGTTAACCGTCTGGCCTTCGAGGTGTGAAAGACCGCTGAATGTCTGGCGCGCCATTTGCCAGTTTGTCGTTGCTGAATTGCGCAGCACTGCAGGAACGTTACGGTTAAAACGCACAACCACCGCCGTGGTGCTGGTTACAGAAACAATATCTCCGCGTAATTCTTTCGCCACCACAGAGCCAGTGCCAGGATCCGTTTCTGAGTACGGGAACTGGATCTGTGCCCCAACGTCAGTGCCAACAAAGTAAGCCCCGCCCGTAATCGTTACCGGGTAGTCGACCTGATAGCTCCAGTCTCCACTGCTGCCGCTGATAGTCATAGTCCGTGTTGAGGTATTGCGCCCGTCATAGCTCAGTCCACAGTCGACAAAGAAAGCATCTTCATCATTGGTAAACAGTCGACTGGAAAGACGTTCAATGTAACGTTTCGTCTGGCCGTTGATGGTGCGGTTAACAACGAAGTAAACAGCATCCTCGCTTCCTTCGCTGATGGAGCAGGTGCTTTCGTACTTCCCGGTACTGGACTGAGGCGCCCAGGCAAATACCTGCTGATCGCGCAAATAGGTCAGAACCAGAAGTTTCCCGTCGTCGCGGATGCAGAACGCGCTGCTGTACGGCACTATGCAGAAGGACCAGTCGACAATGCTGCGTTTCTGGAATAGATGGTTTGCCAGAATGGTCAGGTCAGTGCCCTGGTACCCATCCACATCGAATGAGTAGGCCAGATCACGGACCACGCTCCCCTTCTCCTGGATGAACAGCGCGATGTTTGCCACTGCTATCGGCGGCACATTGCTGCAGCCATTATTTCCCTGCGAACTGAACGAGAACGCCGACGGAGTGAGGACCTTATTCTGGTCTCCGGATATCGTATATTCCCCGCCAGAGGTCAGCGCCACTAGGCTTCCAACGTCGATAAGATGGCGGATCTCATTTACCTGGCGCCCGGCGTAGGTGTAGATGATGCGATCGTCATCCTGAATAGGGTTGCTCTTGCCAAAGTCTTTATAGTCACCGGTCCGGCTCGCCCAGATGGTTTGTGGATACGCGGTAGACGCGGCGAAATACAGACGCTGCTGATAATAGACGACAGTGCTCGGATAGCCGTTGACGCTGTTCCATGCATACTTTGCCCATTTGTAACTGCCATTTGCAGAGCCGACAACCTGAGAAGGGATGTAGCTGATAACGGTGGCGGTGGCTGTCAGTCCGTCTCCGGCTACCGCAGTGATGCGTGCGATACCGAAGCCGCTGTGCAGGTATTCCCACTGGATGCCAGTATCATCAGATCCGGTTCCGCCCCAACCATCCCAGGACATGCCTTCGGTGTGAGACGGTCGCAGGGTGCCGGTCTTACCTGCTGTATTCGCGCGGTAGTAGTTGCTGTCAGCACGGCGAACATCGTTGATAGCAGTGGTCTTGCTGGTCTCCCAGACGGGAACGGAATCAACCGCAGGCTGCTCGAGATAAAACAGTTTCCCAACCTGCTCAGCACCGAAGATGGCAGAACTCGCCGTCAATGTGATGGTGCCTGTGCTGGCGCTGGCGTACACCTTCACTGACTCGTCAACGTTGATATCTTCGAACGGTCCGTTTTTTGTGGTGACGTCGACGATCTGCCAGTTGTCGTGCGCATAGCGGCGCAGCTCCTTCGGCGGGTATGCCGGGTGAACCAGCGTAAGCACGTCGGCGCTCTGCGTGAATTTGATGCGGAACAGGTCAGCTTCTGCATATGGCATCGCCAGCTCATAAATCACATTGCTGCTGTTCAGCACATACGCGCCATCTTTGATTACGCGCATGTAGTTGTGCCCGAACTCCAGCGCATAGGTCTGGACGGTCGAGAACTGGAAAGGGATAAGGCGGCATTTTCGCGTCGGATATTTGGCTTCGCCGACGAAGCGCGTTCCCGGGCGATTCTCCACCCCGCCATACTGGCGGACAATAAAGTTGTCGCACTTACGCAGCGCCACCTGATACTTCGACATATCGATGCGCCCGTACAGCGATGGGCCAATCTCGCCACCGGCAAAGCTCGGCTGGATCCAACTGAAAGCCATTATGACAACCTCGCTGCGGTGAACTCATCAACTGGCGGCTGCGGCTCCTGGGATTCGTTCTGGCTGTGCGAGCCAGCGCTCAGGATGACGCTGCGGTACATAGTCAGTGCGTTGTTACCGAGGTCTGCGCTGCCGGTCAGCGGCATATTGATGGCGGCGGCCAAACGCCAGGACAGCGCTTCCATGAAGATTGCATCGAACATGTTCACGTCGGTGACGCGCGCGATGTACTTCAGCCATGCCTGAGGCTGATCGGTGTAGATCAGCTTTCCGGTGCCTTCGGTATCAGCCCCAACCTCATAGTTGATGCGCATGGCCGCCGTCGGATTACGGATACCGGGCACCATAATTTCGGTGATACGCAGGCAGTCAGTCGGATACTGGTAGGAATAAGCCCAGTCCGGCGGCGGATTGTTGGTATCGGCCAGCGCCAGGCGTTTGGTGGCAAAGTTCCAGTCGAAGTCCGCCAGCGCAGCATCGCGGCAGGAATCGAAATGCAGGGAGCACTGCCCGGCTTCTTTGCTGGCCTCGGTCAGGCTGTTAATGCTGCGGCTGTTCCCGATATTGCTCAGCGCGCGGTTGCAGATCTCGATAACGGAGGCCATTAATCATCCTCCCCGCCTGGGTAGAAAGCATCTTTCAGCTCTTTGGCATCATCACGTTTCTGTGGAGCCAGGCCAATATCGGTGATCTGAAGCTCAACATAGTTGTCTTCACCATGATCTGTGGTGCGGGTAGACACAGAACATACGTTAGCCATTGCCATAACTGACACGCTATCACCTACCGCTGGCAGCGATTTTGCATTAAGGCCGAGACGTTGCAGAGATTCGTTATCCAGCGTGATGCGCAGACCCCACGGATACTGATCTTTGGTTTCTGGTTTTCCATCTTCACCAACGAATGAGTCGGTGCCTGTTTTCATGTTTACAGTTTTCATTATCAGGTCTCCGCATAGAAAAGCGGGGCCGAATGGCCCCGGCTTTTAGCACTTTATCGAGCGCTTACACGCCCAGTTCTTTACGCCGTGCATCAATCTTCTCTTTGAGAGTTTTTGCGCTGGTGTTTTTATGCGGAGCTTCGCCGAACATCTCTTCGTAAATGGTTCGAAGTTGGTCCAGTTCCTGAAGTTCTTCATTGGTTGGCAGAACGTCTTCCTTCACCACGACATCACCGTCGTTATGAGGGATCAGGTTTTTGCCAGCCTCCCCGGAAAACTCCACAATATCGCCAGGCTCGCAGAGCTTGCCGTTAATGAAAGAGCGTTCTTTGACGCGATATTTAGACATTGGTCTGCACCCCGCCAACAATGCCAGCGGTTACTTTGCCAGTGGTCGGCGCGGTACCGGTGACGGTGTAGTTAAGACGGATGTAGCGCTCCAGTTTCATCGGCAGCGTGATTACCGGCGTTTTGTAACCAACGGTCAGGGATGCCAGAGGAATGACCATGGAGATCACATCAGTAGCAGAGCTGAATGACGAGTTGTCATCGGTCTGTACCGTTACAGTCAGGCTGGTCAGAGTGTTGAATGCCTCAACAACCTGAATCAGTAGCGGGATATCGCCATATTTACCGACATCCTTACTGGAGCCGGTGTCAATAACGTTAGTTGATGCCGCGGTGGCCGTAATGGCCTGAGCCGCGGAGAACAAAGCCTGTTGATCAAGCAACATGATTCTCTCTCCTTACGCCGTTACGGCAGATTCAGTGTTGAGGATTGCATCCACACGACGGATAGGAATGCCCAGGAAGGAAACGATCTTCTTACCGCCGTACTCTTCGATGGTAAGATTCACGTTTTTGGCATTCATAGCCTGTTTGTGCAGCCATGCGTGGATGGTTTTGTTGGCATAGATAACTTCTTTGCCGTCACCCAGCATTGCCACGTCGCGGGCATAATATGCATCCACCATCATGCTGATCAGGTCAGCACCAGTTGATGCGTCTTTGGTCAGCGTGGTCACATCGATGTTGCAGATGCGGGAAATTGAACGCCAGTCACGCACGCTGAGGCCCAGGTCCCACTTGAATTCGTCACGATACGCACGGAACTGGCCGCCGTTACCGTCACTTACCAGGTCATCACCAAGGTCTTCATGCTGGAAGCCTGCTACCATGCCTTCTGGGTAGATCATGTGAGCAGTGTTCTCACCCCACGACATAAACCAGATAGAGGTGTTGGTAGAACCGCTACCACCGGCACTGAATACGTTTTCTGCGCTTGCAGCTTTGCTGGTGCTCAGCGTATTGAAACGCGGCGCCAGGCCCATGAAAGCTTCAGGCTCGGCATCGGTGTTGCCGTAGATGGCGTAGCGGGCGACTTTGTTGTTGAAGCCCTGCAACTTGCCCATGTTTTCGGAAACACGGAACACTGCGGCATTGTTGGAACGGTCTGCCAGAGCCTTATCAACGAAGCCCAGGTCGTACAACATACCGGTGGTGTCGGTCACTGGTACGGTCTGGGTTTTGGTTGGCTGAACGCCCTGGTTATAGCGGCGCCATACCGGCTCAGGAATACCTGCGCGGATGGTGGTTTTGTGCTTAGAGCCGTCGTTACACGGCACATAGATCGCATCGGTCAGGATGTCGTTGGTTTTCGCCAACTGCTCCACGATGCGCGCGATTCGCCCGTTCTTGTCAGTACGATTGTAGATGTCAAGCAACGATGGCAGAGTTTGACCGATTAAAGCCATTTTTCATACCTCACTTTTTGGGATAGAAGGCGGAGATAAGGTCACTGCCGCCGCTTTCATGACCGCCGGTGACAACCTTGTCTTCTGACATTGCCTTGCCGACTTTGATAAACGCTTTAACAAGCGCCGGGTGATTACCCAGACCGGTTGAGTCCAGGTATTCTTTCAGTTCTGGATCGCCGAATTGTTCCAGTGCCCGCTGCGCTGCGCTGAGATTTGCGGTCAGCTTGTCGCCGCCGATCTCTTTGTCAGCCTTCACGTCGGCTGCCCACTGTTCTGTCTGCGACTGCCAGGCTTCTGCCTGACGCTGCTGAACACCGGCCAGAATTTTCGGGTATGCGTCCACCAGCTTCTGCGCTTGCTCGTTGGTAAGATTCAGCTCGCGTGCAACAGGCTCGAAGTCCTTCAGCGCTTCGGTATCCAGCTCAACGCCTTCTCCAGCCTTGAACTCGTATTTCTCCGGTGCGCCTTCTGCCTTCTGCTCTTTGTCATCAGGCTTGACTGCTGGCTTATCACCATCAGCGGGTTTGTTTTCCTGAGGATTGTCACCTTCAGTGCCGGGCTGTGGCTTATCGCCTTCTGGTTTTGCCGGGTCAGCAGCAGGTGCAGGAGCATCAGCAGCTGGTGCGGATGGCTCAGACGATGCCGGCGCAGCGCCACCATCAGCAGGCTGCTCATTGCAAAGACGGCGATGCAGCAAACGTTCAAATAAATTCATGGTTACTCCTGTTCACTGGCCTCTGCGGCCATCTTCAGATACTGATCGGGGCAGTGCGTCATGACGCGCTGAAACAGAACCAGAGCCAGGTTGCGCTGCCCTTCGTTGAATGCTGTGATGTTCGGGTCAACGTTGAAGCAGGTACCGAACACCTGACCTTTCTCCAGCAGCCCCCACACGACGCGGCGACCCTGCTCGCTATCCATGACGAACTTGATGTCGTCCTTCTCGCGCTGCTCCAGATCGTGTTTCTTACGCTCGTTCTGAATGCGCATTTCTTCTTCATCGAAATCCGTCATTGCTGCGCCGCTCCCACTGCGTTAGTGATTGCTGTCAGTGCGCTTGGATCTGCGGTTTGCGTATCGCTGAGCGTCTTCGCGCCCTGCGCTACGGCCTGACCCATTGCCAGCGCCTGAGCTGCCTGCTGCTGTTTGGCGCGGTCTTCTCGAATCTGCTGCACCTGCTCCTGCGGAACGATGACTGTTGGCGATACGCCGGACATTTCGGAGAACGCGTCGATAGCCTGATCCGCGTCGAGCTTGTCGAGCGCTTCCGTTTTACCGACTGATGCCAGTTGAGCGATAAAGCCCACGGTCTGCGACAGGCTGGTGAGGCCAATAGATTTCTGCGCCTGCGCCATAACGGAGATGTACTCAATGCGCAGCGGCATTCCCTGCATAACGTCAGGCGGTGGCGGCAGCATGTTCTTGCGCGCCATGATGGAGAACACGCGGTCGATAAGCGGATTGAGCGCTTCGTCGTTCAGGCGTTCCAGCACCGGACCGAGCATCAGCAACTTCTCTTCCTTCATCTCGATAACAGCTTCCACCGGCATTGAGCGGGTGTTGATGTTTTGCAGCATCATGAAGAGGTCGACAAAGTAGGCGCTATTGATGGTCTGGCGGGTGTCCTGGATGTCAGCCAGCAGGTCGGCGGTATTCGGGTTTACCAGGTACGCAGGTTTGAAGCCGTCCTGCCCGCTCAGCACGTCGAGATACGTCACATCGCCAGGTAGCAGGGAAACGCGCTGATTCTTCAGCGACGTCGGAGCGACCATCGGCGGGTTAGTGGCTTTGTCGATGAGCTGAGCTTTACGTTTCTGCTCAACCTGAAGCGCTTTGACCTGCCCGAGCGCCAGCATGCCGGGGCAGGAGGACGCATAAACGTCTTCGCCGTTAACTTCCCAACGCGGCGCCAGGATAGGGAATTCATCGAAACCAGATTCACGCAGCAATTTGTCGGAGTCGCCGCCTGTCTCGAAATAGACAGAGCGATAGGGCTTGTTCTTGCTGTCCATCTTCCCGCTGTCGCGGTTGATGTTTGGCGTGATGCAGTGGTTTACCTCGATCCAGTTTTCGTACGTACCATTTTCCCATTGGCTCTTCACAGACGTACTCACGTTGTCCAGGCCGAATTCCTGCACAAGCTGACGCACAGTCATGGAGAACTGACGGAAGGAGGTATCTACGCTGCCTCGCGGGCTGTTCGCCAGGTAGTAGCTGCCAATCGGGAAAGGCATTGTGCGGATCACGTCCTGGTCATCTTCGAGCACGGCCATCGCGGCGGTACCGAAAGTACCCAGGCTGGCGTACATCACAGGCAGAGACTGGTACAGGTTAGACTTGTTGAACACTTCGTTCATGCGGCGCTGCACGACTTCCAGCCAGACTTTGACCGGGCCGTAATCCATCATGTCAGGGTCAGGCGTTGCCAGCTTGAACCACGGACGGGCCGGGCTGGTGATGCCGGACATCATGCCACTGGCGAGAATGCGCTGAGCGAGTGAGCCGGTAGGGTCAACAATTTTGGTGTTGCGGCGATCGTCACGGTTAACGTCAGACGTCAGGAAGCGGGAACCGCGCGGATTGATAAAGTCGCTCAGGTCGCGCCAGTGCGGCTCGAACGATGTGCGCTCATTCTTCAGCTGTGCAAGCTGCTTCAGCAGCCGCTCTTTTTCGGTTTCCGCCATATTTGCGCGCTCCGTTACTGACCGAGCAGCGTTTTACCGCTGGTGTTGGCTTTGGAAGTGTCGCCCTGGGCACCGGTGAGCATGGTCGAGTTACGACCGGCTGCAGCGCGGCGGCGGCGCTCTTCGTCATCGCGGGCACTGACCACAGCGGCGTCCTGCTCCTGAGGTGCGGCCTGAACTTCTGGTGCCGCTGGCACTGATGGCTTGCTGCCGATACACATAGCGAAAACCTCACACACGATTAAATTATTACCAATTTAACCATATACGGATTATTTTACGTAGTGTATTGACATATTCAGATGTTATTATTACCCTTCAGGTAACAAGTTGAGAAATCAATCTGATTGCTGAGGTGGTTATGTGACCGCTCATGCAGTAGCCCGGAGTACCGCAGCAGCATATTGGGCTTAAAAGTAAAGGCGGTGGATAAGCGGAGCATCATCTCCGCACACAACATGAAAGCGCACTTCGATATCGGTTCTGTGAGGTCTTGTCGCTAAATCAAAACTGGTGAGTGCGCTTCCAGGTGTGAGCAGTACGGCATATGGCACATGTGTCGCAGCGGTCCGACGGGGTTCCTTGATGTTCCTTATCCCCGAGCGGGTAGCCGGAATGTGCAAGTCAGTGTTTCTGTATGCACGACATGACGACTCACCATCGTGGCGATACGGTGTGACACCTCGGAAGAGACGAGGATGTAGTGAAGAGAGCATTGGCGGAAGCAACGCCTCCCTCGCCGGGTGGTCAACTGTGGTAGTTGGTGCTCTCTTCACTACTGGTAGCGGTAGTGGAAGCAGTATCTACAAACGGGTATATCCCGTATTGCTGAAGGATCAGAACAGTCCGGACGCCACGGCAAGCAAGCCGTGTTACCGAATTGCTGACAGCCTGGAAAGACAGGCACACAACAGGTAAGAGCATTGACTACACCAGATAAATCTTCGGATGTAATGGTAAAACCATGCAGTGCTCTTTCCGTTGTGGTTTTCCTGATGCTAGTTGGTTCGGTTGCGGCGGATACCAAGGCGACGAAAGGAAATGCTGACGCACAGCACCACAACCCAATCACGTTAGGACCGTGATACGGCAGTACCAGGCAATGCGTGTAGCTTTGGCGGTGGCAGTTGCTCCCACTTCTGACCACCGCCCTTTTTACAGCAGAGCGCCATTCCGATGACGTTGCGCTGTAAACCCTGCATCACCCGCCAAGGAAGGCACTCCGTAGTCCTTTGCTTCCAGTTCGCCCGGTTCGTCCGGGCATTTTTTTAAGGTGAAATTATGAGTGACAAAGATATTGAATCTGAAATTCAGGCCAAAGGCTTAACCGCGCCGCGAGTTACTCCAGACCACATTGAAAGCCTGATTATTAGCGAACATTGCTTCACCGCATACGATGGTATTGGCGGAGAGGGCGCTATGGCGACATACAAATCCGCGCTTGATTTAACCGAAAGTCAGGAAGCATTAAAGCTTCTTACATTCTGCGTTCTTGTGCTGCGTAATGGTTTCACCGTCACCGGCGAAAGCGCTTGCGCCAGCCCGGAGAACTTCGACCCAGAGATCGGGCGTAAAATTGCCCGTGAAAACGCGGTCAATAAAATCTGGATGCTGGAAGGATATCTGCTGAAACATAAACTGAGCGAGCAATGAAAGACGAATTCGACGGCTTTTAACACCGTGACATGTCACAATCAGCCCGCTAATGCGGGCTTTGTTATTTCCAAGGGTCATAATCCGTCACGGCCTTGCCCTGCTGGCTCTCCTGCCCAGGGATGCGCAGGCGTTTCGTAACCGGGAAAGCAAACGTCAGCAGCAGCGCGTCACCCTTGCCAGGCGAGCGGCCTAAGCGCTCTTTGATATCTTCCTTCGGCTCAATGACGATCTTGCCATCCACCCTCACTTTGTACTCTGCCGCTGACAGGTCATCAGCCGTCTCCTGGTCGTCCAGCGCACCGCCCAGCTTAAGCCACGTTTTGCAGGCGTTAAACATCTCGCCACGCTTGTTGAGCATCTGCGGGTCGGTCGAACCGCCGCCGAACGGGATTAACTGCCAAGTCCGGCCCCAACCGTCACCGATGGACTTCAGCCCGGTACCGTAGCCGAAGTCGATGAATACCGCATCGGCCTGGTACTGGTCCTCAAAGTCTGCGATGCGCTTCGCCATAACCAGATCGTCGGTGGTCTTGTTGCCGGTCCAGAGAACTTTGCTATGCAGACCCTGCCGCAGGTATATCACCGCGTCATCCACTCCGGAATATGCCGGGTCGACACCGATAATCACCGGAGCGTGCGCCACCTGTGCGGCGGTCACTACGCGCTTCATCGCCTCGTCAGTGAGCCCGGTCGGGATAAACTGAAGTTCAGACGCGTCTGGGAAGATCCCCCGCACGCGGACTTTCACGAAATCGCTGTCCTCGCCGTAGTCGTCCACCCATTTCTGGAGCTGCTGCTTGTTTGTGCCTTCCACGGTGCGTGAATCAATCTGCGCGCACTTCCAGCGGTGTTTGTATTTGCGGAAGCATTCGCGGAAACGCCCGGTGTTACGCGTCGGGTTCCCGAACGCCACCCAGATGATTTCAGTGTCCTCATCGGTCAGCGCACCTTCGGCAACCTCCCAGACCAGATCGGCAATATTGGACGCTTCGTCGAATACCACAATGATGCGCTTCCGCTCGTTGTGCAGGCCAGCGAACGCTTCGGTATTGTGCTCAGACCACGGGATAGCGTCTGCGCGCCAGCGTTTGTCATGTCCCGGATCGTTGCTGTACATCGCCGTGGCGGTGCAGGTGAACCACTCTTTCGTGATAGCCAGGTTCGACCATTTGATGATTTCCGGCCAGGTCTTGGTACGCAGCTGGTTGTCGGTGTTGGCGGTCACCACCACCTTGCAGTCCTCGCAGGTCGACATACCCCAGTTAATCAGCATCGAGATGAAAGCGGATTTACCGATACCGTGGCCAGATGCGCGGGCCAGCATCAGCGGCTGGTGACGCGTCGCGGGATTCTGGAGGTGATCGCGTATCTCGCGGAATGCGTCTGCCTGCCACTTTCGGGGCCCGGTGGCGTGCGCCAGTTCTGTTCCTTCCTCGCACCAGGGGAAGGCATACAGCGCATAGCCAAGCGGGTCATACGTGAACGAGGCGATATCCTCGACGAGCTGCTCTTCTGGCGACATGGCTGCGGCTGTCATTCTTCACCACCAGCCTGCTCTTTGACGCGGCGTCGCGCAGCGGCCATGCGGTCGGCGATGGTGACGGTGCCGGAAACCTCCAGGCGCTCTTTGAACGCGTTGACGTCGACGTGCTTACCAATCAGCTCAAGGTTCTTCACCTTGTCAGGCCATTTGATTTTTTTGAGGATGGTCTCTATCGAATCCTCGTTCATGTTCATGATGGTTGAGGACAGGTCGAATCCGCTGAGCGTGGTACGCCAGATTTTCGGCCATTCCCTGATAGGTTTCAGGCTGCCATCGTCATTCAGGATATCCAGTACGTCCATCTGGTCGATCTCCACCAGGCGCATGAGGACGTAATCAGCACTGACGCGGTTTCGCTTGTTGCGTTCCTCCATCAGTTCGGCGATTCGTTTCTGGATTCTTTCGTCTCGCATCATCACGCTGGCTTTGACGGCTGCCGTATTAGGCGAAAATCCTGCGTCAATCGCCGCCTGAGACTGATTTTCAGGTGTCTTAATGTATGACTGGCAGTAAGCCTCCTGCATAGCTGTAAGAGGCTTATATTGCGTTGATTTGCGTTTGTGTGTTTTTGGTGTCGTGGGCATCATTACCACCTGAGTAATTTTATTACCATGCAGGTAATACTATCACGCCCGCGCAGATGTTACATGACTGGTATTAGTTCGTCGTCCTGACGGCCAACGCGGTTCAAGAAGTGGGTCACCACGCCGTGCACCGTGGTATCGTCCAGCGCCTCACCTTCGAGCGCTTCACCTTCCGGAGTGATCAGCGCTTTACCCTGAACGATGGCGAACTCCGTGCGGCCGCAATACGAAATCAGTACGGTATCACCCGGATCTGGTTTGTTGGCAACATTGATGATTGCGTATCCAGCCGACGTCTCAACGGTGCGGCAGTTGCCGTCGTATCCGCACATGCTGGTGATGGTAAGGCGGGATTCTGCGTAGTCTTTTGCCGGAGATGGAAAGCCCATAATGGAACCTCACATAAAATACTGTATATTTAAACAGTATAATCATGTGAGGATTTAGTCAATACGTCGTGACCTGTCACATCGCAAGTTTCGTTTCGTGCCAGCCCTGCGTTACCCAGCACGCCGAATCACCGGCGCACGGGCAGGACTTCACCGGCAGGCTGTCTCCGCACTTGCCGCACTGGTTGGCGCTGATAGCTTTGATGCGACCTCGCACCCGGGCATCATCCTGACGGATCAGCAGAGCGATGTACTCGCTCAGTTCGTATGGTTCGCGGCCCGGGCGACGCTCTGCGCAGTTCCGCGCCAGCATCTCCATTTCCTGCTCATCGAGCACCAGCTCTAACTTGCGCTCACCGGCTTCTGCCTGGCGGGCACGCTGCGCTGCTTTACGTTCTGCCGCTGTCTTAGCCATCACTATCCTCCTTTTTCGCCAACTTCAGCATCGCATCGCCATAGCGTTCAATCCCCATCGCAAACGCGCCCTTCACGTTAATTCCATGGATGATATCCGCTGGCACCACCACCGGCATTGGCACTCGGATAACTAGCTTCTTGAGCCTGTCGAGTTCCCCGGCCAGTTCCAGCAGGCGGGAACGGCAATCCTCTGCCTCATCCCGCCACCAGGCCACGTCCGCTTTAAGGCGGCGCATTCGCCGCTGTTTGAGTTTGCTCACCATGGTAGCCACCCCATTTGCTGAAGTGCGCCAATGACCAGCAGAACGAACATCAATGCGTCGAATGGGTTAGGCATCACTTCACCTCCTGCCGCGGCGCTGCTGGGTATGCACTACCTTCCTGACCTGGCTCATTGCTTCCGGTGCATGCATTACGGTGGTCATTGGCGTGCGGGCAGCGTTTGTTGCCGCATTCAGGGCAGACGACAAAGCGGCTATCACTAAAAGTCACTGGGCGGCAGGTTAGGCATGAGCAACCCTGAATCACCGGAGAGTTGAGTTGTTCGGAATTACCGAACGACTGAAGCATTGCGGCGCTCCATCCCTCCCATTTCCGAATGAAGTCATGCCCACCCCATGCGTTATATTCTGTGCAGGCGTACCCTTTTCCGCATCTGATGACATGACTCGGTATCGGAAATACCTTTTCAAACTCGTCGCGAGGGTCAATGGTAATAGTGCTCATTGGTTAGTTCTCCCTGTCAGGCGCTCGCGGAGCGTTAACTTGCGTAGCAATCTTTCGTGGTCGGCAATCTCAACTACGATGCAGGCGCATTTGTCGAAGGTGCTTTCTCGCTTATGCTTCAACAATACCGCTTCGCCGTAGGCTGATTCCTTGTCCGTTGCGCTCAGTTCATGCACGTCAAAGCCCTTGCTGTCGACAAACCACCCGTGAATAACTGCGATAAAACGAGCCATATCACTCTCCTTTACCGGCTGCGGCGGGGACATCGATGCCAGCAGCAGACAAGGCAATGCTGAACGCTTCCTTCAAATCTGCAATCTGCTTGTCTTTGGCTTCCAGCTCATCCAGCAGCGCCAGCACGCGCTTAGCCAGCCAGCATTTTTCTTCGTCGCCGTATGGGTTATCGGCAATCTCTCTGATGCGGCCGGTTCCAATATCACCACCGCCAGCGCGGTACGGACGTTTGTCGATGTTGCTCATTGGGAGGCCTCCGCTAAAACTTCTGCAATCAAGCGCTTTGCAATCCATTTTCTTAAATTCTGTCGTGACGGCAGGCGCTGATATCTCCCGCCACGACCATTTCGTTGCCCACGCTGAGCGTGCCAGCGCCGACGGACGCCACAGCTAATGTTAGGCGGGAGTTCATTGATATCAGTTTTCATGCTCATGACTGCACTCCTTTGCGAAGCTGGGCTGAGTGGTCTTTTGCGAATCGAGCTGACTCGCGCCAACTTTCAGATATGCTTCTGTTAGCTTCATGGCGTGCAAGTGTGAGATATAATTCGGCGAGTTCATCCACACCCTGCGCCCGCACTTCAGCCAGGAAAGCGTCGGTGGCCGGGGTTTCTTTAAGCGCAGTAGTTGCAATATTGCGCATATAATCGCGCTCGCCGTTTGAGCCGTACGCAACAACGTAAGGCACCACTTCCCCGGTGCTTCTCAACGTCGCCTGAGGGAACTCATTCCACATCGAAACTCGTTCACAAGCCGCTTTCAGCCCCGCATTCTCCGCAGCCAGCACATTACTGCGAGCCAGTTGCGCATCCAACTGCGTAGCCATGTCGCTGATAAGTTGCGCTACTTCGCGCACATCGACGGCGCCGCATGATGATTTCAGTTCTGCATCCTGGTCATGCCCGCGCTTCACCAGTTCACTGACTTTGCATTCCATCTTTACCCCCGCTTACCCGTATAAGTTATTGATTACGTTGATATCAAAAAGGATCGTTATTTGACGCCGATCCCGAACCTTGCGATTAACAGCGCATCCGCGATGGCCTGGCCTTTCGCTTTGGCATCCAGCGCCCTGAGTTCCGGGTAAAGCTGAATTGCCCTGCTGCGCGCTGCGTCCTTGTCGCTGCCGATAAGCCCGGCTGACTTCTTCCAGGCCTGCGGTGTTACCAGCGTGTACGGAATGTTGAGTCCCTGAAGGATCCCCTCCGCTACGCCTGCTGCATGCCCAAAAGTGAACATGCTCGCCGTTCCCTGCCCTGGCATTGCACCTACCTGCTCAAGGTACGCATGAGTGATTCCGTACTGCCTAATCCATGCGGCCACCGCTGCGCCGTTCACCCTGGACTTTGTGCCGACCTTGATGGTTGGCATTGTCAGATGGTCGATGTAGCCGCCCTGCTCAGTTACGAGAACCAGCGCCCCGCTGCACCCCGGGTCAATCCCTAAAACTGCCGTCATGATTTACCCCTTAGGTAATTTAAATCCACATTAGAGTTAAAATCAATAGCTATGCGCATATTTTGTTACCTGCAAGGTAATTATGCAGACGTAAAAAAATGCGCTTCCGCGCTGGTGCTGCTATGTGGCCTGGTAGCCCCTGAATCCCTGCGGAATGGTCTTGTCCGGCTCCGGAACGTCGTTGATATCCCTTCGCTGCTGCTGGGCGACAGGCCTTGCCCTGGACTGTTGCACGCTTCTCGCCAGCTTCTGCTGCCACTGGTCGTGGTGGAATGCTTTTCCCTCCGCTTTCCAGTACGTGATGAATTCTGCCAGCTCGAACGGCGTGATATCCGTCTTCAGGGTTATGCCCCATAGCGCAGCGCGCTGGATGAACTGCGGATCCGGCTTCCAGTTTTCGTGCATCTGGAATTTTCCAAACTCCCCCATTCCACCCGGAGCTACGTAGCCATTCAGCATGGCGTTGTTCGCATCCGGATCTGGTTCACCGCCACCAGCAGAGTTATCCACAGGTGAATTTTGCTCGCCCCCTATGTGGGGTTTATCTTTTATATCTTCTCTTCTCTTCTCTTCTCTGGTCCGCTTTTTGTCCGCTTCTGATGCGGACGCTTTGCGGACGTTTCTCTTCCTGTCTGCATCCTGTGCGCGACGCTTGGCAGACTGCCCGTTATGCGCTTCAAAGCGCGGCATTACTAGGCTTTCGCCATTTTCTTCGAGCCATCCGACAGCCATCATTGCCCGGGAAAAACCAGGAAAGCCGATCAGGTCGTCGAGAGTGTCCGCGCTGTATCCGTCAAGAAAACCGTCAACGGAGTGGACATCGAAAAGACACCATGCGGAATGTAGTCCGCCAACTATCCGCAATCTGTCCGCTTTTAATGCGGACGCCATGCGGACAACTTTTGGGTGCGTGTGCAGGTCGGCACGCATCTTGATCCAGTCACCGGCCATAACTAACCCCCATATAGGCCCGGATGAATTCAGCCGCAGCCTGTGCGTTTATGGCGTTCCCATAGCCTTTGAGTCGGCCGACGCGGTTGCTGCTTGCCACTCGTGCCACCCCGGGCTCGACTCGTCCCATGCGCGCGGCAGCCCCATCAACCAGCGGGAATGTGCCGGGTTCAACTGGACGCCATTTGCCATCTCGACAAAATAGCCAGTCCGCATCTCGCCAAAAACCGTTAACCTCAAGGGCCCGCATGTGTACGCCTGCCGCGGCAACTGGTCCAGTCGCTCTTTGCCGTCCCGCTGCGCCGTCATTCCTGCCGAGTCCTTCCAGTCGCGTGATGTTGGCGTCACCCAACTGGTTAGCGCCGCAGCCATTGAGAATGGCATCCCTCCCTGTGCGTATCGTTTCTCCCTCATCGCCGATTCGGTTGTTGGAGTAGGCCATCCCGTCAACGCGGTCGCTGATTGCATCCCCGGCGCCGGGCCTCGCTTTTTGTCCGGAGGTCTCGGTCCGCCCGTCATGTCTCCTACTACTGGCGTGGGCCACCCAATAAGCTCGTTCTCTGATGTGTGGCGCGCCGATGCTCGCTGACGTAAACGGCACAAGCCCGAAGGCGTATTCCATTCCTTCCAAGTCAGCTTGTACAAGGTCGAACCATGTGTTTGCGTTACCGCTTGCAACCTGTTCGCCAAAGACATGCTGAGGGCGGCGCTCGCTGATGAGGTGGAAGAAGTGGGGCCAAAGATGCCGCTCGTCAGCAAACCCATCTCCTTTGCCTGCCGCGCTGAAAGGCTGGCACGGACAGGAACCGGTCCAGACTGGTTTATCGTCAGGCCATCCTGCGAGGCGCAGGGAATGAGACCAGACGCCAATTCCGGCGAAGAAGTGGCACTGTGTGAATCCTCGCAGGTCGTCAGGTGTGACATCTTCAATACTCCTTTCATCAACTTCGCCAGGTGCGATATGACCGCCGGCGATCAGGTTACGCAGCCACTGCGCTGCAAATGGGTCGATTTCGTTGTAATACGCTGCGGTTTTCATGCTTCACCCCGTGCGGATTTGAGAGCGGTTGAGAACTCGCTGCGATGACGGTTTGCGCTCTGAAGTGCGCACTCAACACAGGTGCCATTCAGTACGTAGCGCTCCGCCTTATGACCATTCCGGCAGGCTTTGCCGGTGTAGAATCTGTTCAGGCCAGCCTTAGCGGCCTCCATTCTGGTGACGATTTTCACGAAAACGGCCCCTCGTTTGGTTATTGTTATCGGTAATTTTGTGCGATGGCCGAAAAAAGATCAACCATATTCGGATAATTATTACCTGTGAGGACTGAATAGATATGAAAAGACCGCCAGAAGGCGGCCTGATGGGGGTTTGAAAGAGGTTTTATTCGTAGAAGAAGATAGCCAGTTCCGGCTTAGTTCTGACCCATCCGCGCTGTTTGCATGCCTTAAACAGCCCATTCATCAATGTCTTACCGGGCATTTTACGGCGGCCTGTCAGATGCGTCTGGATGTAGTGGCTGGTCGTTCCGGCCTCGTCAGCAAAGGCATTTCGCTCATCAGGAGTGAGTTGCAGCCAGTGTTTTTTGAAGTCGAATTTTTCGTTCTCGGTCATAGCTATTGCCTGATATTAATTTCAGATAACAAATATTCACCCAGAAGGTAATAAAAATCAAGGTTTGTTACCTGTGAGGTGCATTTACCTGTGAGGTAAATTCGCTTTTAATTGCATCACTAACTAATTCATATATGAGGCGATTCACCAGAGCATGAAAAGTATTCAGGATATCCGCAGGCAGAATATTAACGATATCATCGACCGTGACTTTAACGGGGTGCAGACTCGTCTGGCGGAAAAACTGGGAACTCAGGCAAACCTGGTGAACCGCTGGGCCCGCGGGCAGAAGGTTGTTGGCGACACGGTGGCGCGCAAGATTGAGAAAGCAGCGAACAAGCCGTCTAACTGGCTGGACGTAGACCACTCATTATCTGCTGTTGCCATCCCCCAGGAGGAGATCACCCCTTCCGATATCGGCCAGCTGGCGGCGCATAACCTCGAAGCGTGGATGCAGAACAACCGCGACCTGTCTTCCCAGGGTAAGCTGTCGAAAGCTTCAGGCGTTGCCCAGGCGACAATCAACCGTATGCTGAACAACGAGGTTAGCGTATCGATCTCCACCCTGGAGTCCATCGCCAGCGCGTTCGGGCGCCGAGGCTATGAGCTGCTCATCCATCCACGCGACCCGGCGACCATCCATTACGACCGGGCCCGCTACGCATTGTTACCCGATAGCGAGAAAAGCAAGATTGAGAGCTACGTCGATTTTGTGATTGTTCAGAACGGTAAAACGCAAGAGTAAAGCCATACATTTCAGATACTAAGCCGCAATTGAGCGGCTTTTTTATTGCCCTAATGATTACCTTTTGGGTAATTTTTTATAATCATATCTATTGACATCAAACCACATAAGGATAATTATTACCTCAACGGTAACACTGAGGTAACGAATTATGCAGTGGAAAATCATCAACGGTTGGTACTGCGTTACGGCGTGCGGGCTGATGAGCACCAAGTGCCGCACTCTGCATGAGGCCATCAACTGGGCATTTGTCACCAAGATGGCAGTCAAAACTGAAATGGATATGGGGGTGAGCAAGTGAGTGAATTAACAATCATCGAAATCGCGCCGGAGCTGGCGCCAAGCATTTACGTAGAGAACGGTCTGGACAAGTTCCTTGAGCAGATCCGTGAAGGCGTTAACGAAGTTCCTGACCTGAGCACTGCTAAAGGCCGCGCCCGTATCGCATCCCTTGCAGCCCAGGTGTCACGTAGCAAAACAGCAGTTGAAAAGCCAGGCCGTGATTACCTGAAACGCCTGAAGGAACAACCGAAAGTGGTTGAAGCAGAACTGCGCCGCTTCGTAACCGAATGCGATCAGCTTCGCGATGAAGTACGCCGCCCACTTACTGAATGGGAAGACGCGGAAAAGGCACGCACTGAAGCTCTGCAGCAGCGCCTTGTGGATTTGCGCGCACTGGCTGAAGTGATCGACACCGCCGGTAACTACCTGCCATCTGCTGATATTCAACAGCGTATTCAGGAAGCTAAATCCGTGGTGCTGGATGACAGCTGGCAGGAACGCACAGCAGAAGCGGGCGTGGCTAAAGATTCAACCATTCATCAGCTGGAAGCGTCACTGGCAGTGGCACAAAAGCGTGAGCATGAAGCTGCTGAGCTTGAACGTCTGCGCAAAGAGGCGGAAGAAAAAGCACGTCTTGAGCGTGAAGAAACTATCCGTCGGGAAGCAGCGGAACAGGCTAAGAGTGATGCAGAAGCAAAAGCACAGGCCGAGATTGATGCTGCTGCACGCCGTGAAGCCAGTGAAAAGGCAAGGGCCGAAGAGGCAGAACGCCAGCGCATCGAAACAGAGAAACGAGCAACTCGGGAAAAAGAGGAAGCAGTTGCTGCTGAACGCCGCCGACAGGAAGAAGAACAGAAACGCATCGCCGATGAAGAAGCGCGCCGCGCTGCTGACAAAGAGCATCGCCGTACCGTCAATCGCCAGGTTATTGCCGATCTGGTGAAACAGGGAATTCCAATTGAGTGGGCTGAAAAATGCCTGGTTTCTTTCGCTTCCGGAAAAGTTTCCGGTCAGACAATTAAATACTGAGGTGCTCATGAACACTCGGCAGATTAATAACCTGAAAAAAATCATGACCAGCATCGACGGCGACTACAAGTTGAGTCAGTTGCATTACGAGCGCCAGGTAGAGCTGATCGACGCTATCAAGTACCACCAGTTGCAGAAACCTTTCTACGAGCTGGAGCGCAAAGTCGTGCGCACCGAGATTCTGGAAGAGCTGATGATGAGCCATGAATTTGAAGAGGCTCTCGCGGCGTACCAGGCCGCGCTGACCAGCATCATCGCAAAGTGGGATTTGGCTGACCAACTGGACACGGCGAGGAACGCGGCATGAAAAAGCAAACTGGTGGTCAGGCATTCCCGCGCCAACAGTGGGAATACGACGGACATAACAATGTTCTGCAATATCAGGAAGAAGGCATGACGCTGCGCGATTACTTCGCTGCAAAAGCATTGTCTGGCTGGCTGGCAAGTTATCCGGAGTCGTGCACACACCCTATTGTTGCTGGCAATGCCGATGAAGTTGCGAAGCACTCATACATGCTTGCCGACGCAATGCTGAAGGCACGGGAGGAATGATGAACCCTGGAATTTACTTCGACCTCAGCAACGAGGACTACCACGCCGGAGACGGCGTGAGTAAGTCTCAGCTGGATATGGTTGCGCTGAGCCCGGCCCTTCTGCAGTGGCAGAAATCAGCACCAGTCGACACCGAAAAGCTGAAAGCGCTGGACATGGGTACCGCCCTGCACTGCCTCCTGCTGGAGCCGGAAGAATTCGATAAGCGCTTCATTGTGGCACCGCAGTTCAACCGCCGCACTACCGCCGGCAAAGAGGATGAGGCTGCGTTCCTGAATGATGTTGTGGGAATGGGCATGACGGTAATGGATGCCGAGCAGGGCCGGAAGCTGCAACTGATGCGCGACAGCGCGATGGCACACCCGGCTGCGCGGTGGCTGCTTGAGGCGGAAGGTTTCTGCGAAGCATCGCACTACTGGACGGATCCGGAGACTGGAGAGCTGTGCCGCATTCGCCCGGACAAGCGCCTGAAGAATCACCCGGTGCTACTGGACGTGAAGAAGGTTGCGGACATGGAGCGCTTCTCCCGCCACATCGAGGAATTCCGGTACCACGTACAGGATGCCATGTACCGCGAAGGCGCACAGCAGACTACCGGCGAGCCGCACGGATTTTTCTTCCTGGCGGTTAGCGAAACCATCGACTGCGGCCGCTACCCGGTGCGCGTGTTCGAACTGGATGCGCAGGACGTAGATGCCGGGCACGCACTGTTTCGCCGGGATCTGAATACCTACCACCAGTGCCGCGAGTCAGGCGACTGGGGGGGATTTGAAATTATTAAACGCCCTGAGTGGGCACGCAAACAGGATATGTACGTATGAGCAACGACATCGCAATCACATCGCAGCCTGGTGCCACTGTAGGTACCGCCGCTGCAATTTTCAGCCCGGAAGGCATGAATCAACTGGTGCGCTTCGCAGAGCTTATGGCAGCAAGTAAAGCTACCGTTCCTGCGCATCTTGCAGGCAAACCTTCCGACTGCCTTGCCGTGACTATGCAGGCTGCTCAGTGGGGGATGAACCCGTTCGCCGTGGCGCAGAAAACACATGTTGTTAACGGCACGCTGGGCTACGAAGCGCAGCTGGTTAACGCGGTTGTGTCTTCCTCCAGTCTGCTGGCCACCCGCCTGAATTATCGCTGGGATGGTGACTGGTCACGCGTAAGTGGGAAAACCGATAAGTCGCCGAACCTGACCGTAACTGTGTGGGCAACCCTCAAAGGTGAATCAGAGCCGCGTGAGCTGACGATCAGCATGGCGCAGGCCGGAGTGCGCAACTCCCCTCTGTGGGAGCAGGATCCTCGCCAGCAACTCGCATACCTTTGCGTTAAGCGTTGGGCGCGCCTTAATGCCCCTGATGTCCTGCTTGGCGTGTATACCCCTGACGAATTGCAGGAGACGGCACCGCGCGTTGAGCGCGATATCACACCGGCACCAGCCACCGCCTCAGGCATGAACAAGCTGATCAACTCCAAGCCTGAGCAGCACCAGGACGAGAAACCAAAGAGCAGCGACGACCGCGATCCAGAAGAAATTCTGTGCGCTTTCACTGATGCAGCGATGGGTTACAACACGCTGAAAGATCTGGACAACGCATACAAATACGTTGCCAAAAAGCTCGCCAACGATGATGAGCGCCTGGCTAAAGCCACCGATGTTTACACCATCCGTCGTGATGAGCTGAACGAAGTCCCTATGTAATCACCACCGTGGCGCCACGGCGCCACACCTGCAACCAAGAGAGGTATTTATGAAAGGTGCATTTGGTAAGAAGGAACTCCTGGCGGTGGTGCCACTGTCATGGAGCACGATTGACCGCCTGGAACAGGCTGGCGAATTCCCGTCCCGTTTCTGGATCACAGACCGACGCTGCGCGTGGGACCAGAGCGAAGTTGAAGCCTGGCTCGATAAACGTAAGGCGGCAAGCCCGGCGACGTTCACCGGAAAAAAGCCACCAGTTGACCGCCGCGTGTATCGCCCGGTGAGTGCGGCAGCATGACGGCGCTGAAGAAGCATGTCAGCAGATGGTCAGACGTTTACCTGTGTCTGGCCGTGGTCGCCTACCTGATGTGGCTGGCGGCGGTAATCAGTTGAGAGGTTTGGATCAGATGAAAAAGACGAAGCTTGAGCGCTATCACGAAGATTACGTGTCTCAGCGCCGTGTTGAAAGAGTGGTGGCAGTAACGCCGGAAGCAATGGAGATCGAAAGCCGGGCTATTGCTCGCGAGCGCCGCGGGCATTACCGCATCGCGGCCCGCCTGTGGCTCCAGTGCCTGGACGCTGCCGTCGGTGAAGTTGAGCGCGCCCGCATCGCGGTGCGCCGCCAGCAGTGCATCACAAAAGGTAATCGAAAACTGCACCTGGACTACAGCGGGATCGGGTGTCGCGGGGTGGTGTATGACTAACCCGCACGACAATATCCGAGTAGGCAGTATCACGTTGGTTTATTCCACATTGCGCCGCGGGTGGCTGGTACCAGGCGGGCAGGTTATTCAGAACCCATTGAAGGCTCAGCGCCTGGCTGAGTTGATGAACAGCAAGAAGGTGGCAGCATGAACAAAGCAGCACCAGCAGATTTAAGAAAGTGCCTCGAGGCTGCAAATATGCTCGCCTCGTTAGGCATCCGATTTGTTCCAATGCCAGCAGCCACAGACGCGGAGTACGCAATGCTGTCGGCAATGTTTATGGATAAGCTGGAGTCTCTTGCTGTAGAAGCTGAGAAGTCGGAAGGCGGTGCAGCATGACCGGAAAATACACTCTTATCTACGCTGACCCGCCTTGGGTTTACCGTGACAAAGCAGCAGACGGCAACCGAGGCGCCGGGTTCAAATACCCTGTCATGAACGTGCTTGATATCTGCCGCCTGCCTGTGTGGGATCTGGCTGCCGAAGATTGCCTGCTGGCTATGTGGTGGGTTCCGACTCAGCCAGTTGAAGCTCTGAAGGTTGTAGAAGCGTGGGGATTCAAGCTGATGACCATGAAGGGGTTTACCTGGCACAAGACGAACAAGCACAAAGGCAACAGCGCGATCGGCATGGGACACATGACCCGGGCGAACAGCGAAGACTGCCTGTTTGCGGTACGCGGAAAGCTTCCGGCGCGCATGGATGCCTCCATCTGCCAGCACGTTACGGCGCCGCGCCTGGAGAACTCACGCAAGCCGGACGTTATCCGGGAGAAACTTGTGCAGTTGCTGGGCGATGTGCCGCGCATTGAGCTTTTTGCCCGCCAGTCTTCGCATGGTTTCGACGTATGGGGCAACCAGTGCGACGGCCCGGCGGTGCAGTTGCACCCAGGCTACGCGCTGGATATCGCCGGGATGACGCGGGTTTTTGGTAATGCTCCGTTGTCACCAACAGACAACCAGGGTCGGGAGCGTGCAGCATGAGTAAAGAGGTGCAAGACCATAAGGATGGTTTCTATTGCCCATATTGTCAGCGGATGATAAAGCCTGAAGTTGGCGATGACGGAGAGATTATCGCGCTCAACGATGGCATGGATACGTTTTATGTTTATGTCCATGATGACGTTGAGCATGACAATGATTTTTCATTTACACCGATACATTAACCTAAACAAGCGGATATATAGTTTCCATCCACTTCTCAAACTTCGACGGGGAGAACGGCACCAGATCGGTGTGCTCCCCGTTAATCCAGGCATCAACCATATCTGCCCACTGCTGCAACATATAGGCGCGCTGCCTGGCATACTCTGCCTTGTTGTACACCGCACGCACCCCTTTCTGCTCATGCGCCTGGGCTTTCTCTATCCAGTCAGACGGATAATCAGCCTCATGCAGCAGCGTACTGGCAGTGCGGCGCAGGTCATGCACCGTGAAGTCCTGAATTTTCTCGCCGTCTTTGTTTATTGCTTCCACGGTCCGGTCTATCAGCGAGTTCAGCGCGGCATTCGATAATGGCTTGCGGAAGTTGTAGCGCCCGGGCACCAGGTATTCACTGCCACCAGCGCACATCTGCAACCCCACCAGCAAATCCTGCGCCTGCTTCGGCAGGTAAATCACATGTGCGCGCCTGGCCTTCATTCGGTCAGCGGGGATCGTCCATGTCCAGTTCTTGAAATCGATCTCTGCCCATGTCGCAGATATAAATTCGTTTTTTCGAACCAGCGTCAGCAGCACCAACTTCAGCGCCATCTTCATGGTTCCCATGGCGCCGACGTCATCCAGCGCGCGGAAGAATATGCCTATCTCTTCAGGGGAAAGAGTGCGCTCGCGTGGCTTAAACATGGCGATCGATGATGGCTTTATGTCGGCAGCAGGATTGAACAGGCCGTGCCCGCGGTCGTTGGCGTGCCGGTATACGCTGCTGATTATCTCCCTAACCTGAATCGCCGTCGCCCGGCCCCCACGCTCAACGATACGGTCGCACAGGTCGCGCACCATCCTGGTGGTTATCTCAGTCATCATCTTGTTGCCGAGCACCGGGAGGATATCCCGCTCTATAACTGCCTGCTTCATAGCTCGGGTACTGTCAGCCAGTGCGACGTATTTCATGTAGGCGTCGGTATATACCGCGAATGTTTCTGCTCCGGCGATCTGCCTGATACCGTCACGTTTCGCCGCAGCAGGCGACTGGCCTGACTTCAGCAGCTTTTTGGCGGCAATTAGTTCCTCGCGCGCTTCCGCCAGGCTGATACCGTCACGACCGTACTGGCCGATCACCAGCGTTTCCCGGCGGCCATTAATGCGGTAGTCGTAGCGGAACGAGACAGAGCCTGACGTGAGCACGGCGACATACAGCCCGTCACGGTCGGAAACCTTATACAGTTTCTCCTGCGGCTTGAGATTTTTCAGTTTGGTATCGGTAAGCAC